TATGCAGACAAACTGCCTCTCCATAGCGAACGATTCTTATCATGGATTCTTTCGACAACAAATATACATGTCACATATGTTCCCATAAAGTTTCGTAGAATTCGAGCAAATGGTATCGTATGCGAGGTAGATAAGGAAATTGGTCTATAGTTCTATAATGCAAACTTGAGGCCACCATACCCAGATTCTACAGTGAAGAAATTATCATTTTCTGCAAAGACAAGTAATTCATAAACATACGTGGGTGGAATGGGAAGTGGCCATGGATCGACATCCAATTGGAAATTTCGAATTCGACTTGCATTAATTGACCCACTCGGTTGGTCCGTTGGACTGGATAGACTAAAGTTTACAATCGGTAGATACTGTGATTCTGGCAAACTCGCCCCATTAATTGTGCGATAGGGTTGAATCTTTGTATAATATTCGACTGGTTTTTCTTCCTGGAGTTCATTCCCATCCAAAACAACACGTAAGGAACGAATAATTTGTGGTTGAGAGTTTAGAATTAAAACACCACTGCTAATTGTTGTATTTTGAGCAGGAGTTGCGCCAGGGGTCGCTTTCCAAGGAGCACGCCTTGGATTCGTCCAATTGGTATAATTTGCAACTTGATTTCTATACTGATAGGAATCACTTCGTCGTGGCACGAGCAAAAGTCGTGTAATTGGATTTGATACTTCTAGCGTATACAATTCTCTTGTATACAAATTTGCAAAGGGGAATGTTGTGACTTGATTGACAACATAATTAAGTGGCGTAGTTGCAAAAATCTTTCGTTCTTCATCCGTTAAATAAATATAGGAACAGGACAAGGATGGTCCAAAGAACCAATTATTCAGTGCGGGCGGTGTTACATCGATATCCGTCGCAAATGCACGGAATTCTCCAGAGGGATCATAATAAGATACATATTCTGGTTGGCCAATTGTAATCGCAGATTGTGGTGCCAAGACACGATATCCTGGGCGCACACGATACCCAGACGGATCCAAAATACTGTATAATTCTTGAATGGGTCGTAATGTAAGCTGAATCTCACATTCATGATATTGAAGACCTGGAATACTTGGTCGATTCACTTGTTGAAGGGTTGACGTATCTTTTATCACACTAGGATACCCTGCACCAATTTCTCCACCCGCATAGATTCCTTTCGATGGGTCAACCAGTTCAGGAACTTCGCCCACTTGATATCTCCATTTCTGAAACATATCCGTGTCCAAATCCGCATGAGCCTTCGCAATGATATAATCACTACCAAATTCTTGAATCTTGGACCCTCCCACAAAAAATGCAACATTGCTCAAAATATGCGCCCCAAGGTAATTATTCCATTGAAATTCGTATTGTGACTGACGTTCTGATGTAAATGAAACAAACTTACTGAAAATATCCGGAATTGTAAATGAAAATGTCATATCGGTCATGAGGTCGGCCACACGCTCAATCTTTGCCCGCAAACGAATCGGCTGGTCATAAAATAATTCATTCGGCCCATCCAATGGAAGGGTTGTATTTTCAACTGAAAAATGTGTGTGTCTCTTGAATACCTTGTAAAAATATGTAAACTCTGGATTCCCATTTAAAATGACATTCTGTGAACCATAACTTACCAGTGCTAATAAACCACCACCGGGCATCGGTAGTCTCTCCTGTTTTAGCGCATTGAAGTTATGTTTAGACTCTTGCCGTAGATTTCTTAATTTAAGAAACCTACTCTGCTGGCCGAGGCCATAATTATAAGACGGTTCTATGTCATGGCCCACATTCGTGGGCTATGCTAAGGAACCTCTTAAATTAAGCATCGGACGGTACCACACTGATTGAAACAATGGCTGATTGATTCCATCAGATGGATATGATTATGTAACTATGTTTAACGGCTTGAATTATTGACCCACCATGCGTCTTCCAAATAAGGAGGTGCTTGTTCATCAGATTGTTCTGTCTTTCGACTGGGACCTGCTGCAACAAGGGATTGGATTTCTGTATAGGATAATGCATAACTGTAATAATATAAATTACTCATATTTCCTGAGAAGGTTCCAAAGATTTGAAGGATGCCTCCATTCAAGGAAGCCATCTGTGCACCATTTACAATACAGGGGCGCTGACTAAACAAGTAGAGATTGCCAAAGTTTTGATACAAGGCGGCCCCATCCATATTCAATTTCTTGGTCAAATTTCCATTGATATACACTTCAATTGCATTCGCACGAGCCATCACAACAACATGCACCCATTTCTTCACGGGAATGTTTTCAATTTCGATAAAATTATTCCATGTGCTGGATGAATTCATATAGACACGGAGTTTATTTTCATTACTCTTTAAGAATACACCAGGAGCCATGAGAGGGAACGGGGTTGGATTTCCCTTGTGCATGATATGTAAGAGTCCTTCTTCTTGTCGAAAACTACTGGGATTAATCCAGAGATAGAATGAATAACTGAATTCGGCACCACTGCGTTCATTATCGGACAAGGGTAAAAGCTTTGCACGAGGATTATTTGGGTTTTGTTCAAATTCACGAGGCTTATCTTCTGCGGCAACTGTCATGGGTAAGAGTTCCACACGAGTGCCAGTTACGGAACGGAAACTCTTATATAACACTTCCGCAGCCATCATTATGATATATAACACGGCGGCAACTGCGATTGATAAAATAATTTGGGGTAAAACACCTGTTCCCATCAAATATCCAACAGGACCTGCTGCATTCATCGTATTCGTTCCTGTATTTCCGTAGTCCATTCCACGTTTCTAGTAAGTGGTCTTGTAAAAAGAGAGGATTCATTTCTTACAAGACTGTTTCAATATGTAACGTTTCTTTACGCTGTACTATTCTTCTTCGGGAAATCCAATGAACTGACTGCCTTTGGGTCAAATAAGCTCTTAAAATAATCCAATAAGCCATATTGAGGTCCAGGACCAGACATATAGAGACGCCAGATTTGCTCGGGATTGAGTGCATAATTGTAGGCACTCACATTACTGATAAATCCACCAAATCCACCAAAATCTGCTATATTTAATTTAAGATTACTTCTATCCACCTTGTAAAATGCAGGGAGAATGCAACTGCGAGCAAGTTTTCCATCCACATATACATCACATGTTTTGTTATTTAATGTAATAGTAATTTGGACCCATTTTTGCATATCAATGGAGGGAATATCGCAAAGACGATTGCCAGAGACGAGACTGTTTTCCATTTGAGGAGTTTGGAATAAAGGTGTAATATTCGTGATAGTCAAGTCATCGGAGGTGGTTGCTGGTGTAGCTGGGCCGGCAGGGGCAGCAGAGGAAGCGGTAGTAGAAGATTGTCTGGTATGCACACGAACAGCCAATGAATTCTTGTAGGGACCCAAGAATACTGCGACTGTTAAGAATGATGACCCACCAATACTAAACACATGTTTATTTAATCCACGTCTTACAGAATAATCATTGATATAAATCCAGCCATTCAATGAGTATTCACCACCTTCATACAAGGCCGGAAGTTGGTCACCAGGTGTTATATATGCTGTGGATGGATTGGCATCTTTAATTCCATTAAGAACAGTTGTTCCTTCCAAACCAGATGGACCAAATAAGAACTGATATAAATAATATAAGGCAACTAATGCGACAATTGCAAATACAAGTTGGCCGACGATTCCTCCTCCTGGTAGTCTATCTTGAACGGAATCCATGGAAGTCTCTCTGTGAGGTTCGGAGATTTCTTACCACAGATTACTTATTCCATGACTCTATGCGTAAGGTGTTTGCCACATTTGTAAAGGGTTCGCAGCTGGTTTTCCAGATGTGCTGAAACAAAAGACACCGTTCGGGCATCCTTGAAATAATCGTTGGAATCCATCCATAACATCTCCACTTGTATATGGTTTATGACGTGTATCCGATGTTTGTGCTAATTCTTGTTGAATATCTTCCATACGATAGGGTATTCCTGCGAGTTTCGGATAGACAAATTGTCCTTGGAGATTTTGATTTCCAATTGTGAATCGAGCAGAATTAATCGCAGGAACATAGGTTGTGCGCTGACTTGATGCAACTTTGCCATTATAATATACCGTAAATCGTCGCCCTTCACGCACAATTGCCAAATGCACCCATGTTTGTTGTGGGAAGTCTGCAATTTGAAGTTCTTCTTCTCGAATGGTAGGTCCTTGTGTCTGAACCATTAATCGTGTCTTGGGTGCCATACTTACACCCCCTGGCAAAAGTTCCAAACGCATGACACTGCCAATTCGTAGGATTGGTATTGGCTCTTGTTTAGAACCAATGCTTGGTGTTTTGGAATTTACTGCACAAAAGAGATAGGTCATCAACGTTCCACCTGCAGGAGCCAAAAATAGGTCTCGGGCGTCAGTAGGCCCACCCACATTCGTAGGCGTATTGATTGGCCCACTCTTCGGGGTAAGCAAGGCAGTTGATGAAGGGCGCACGGTTGTAATCACAGAATATGTAATCAATAATGCAATGAGCGATACGAACAAAATGACCAATATAATGGAGGATAGCTCCATACTCTAATTTGAAGAGAGGAGTTTCTTCCTAATCTCATGTTGCGCATGAATCTGGTGGAAGTGGCTTTAATGGAATAGAATCGGGCCCTCCATATGCACGGAATTGTGCAGGGCTCAATGGATAGTTAAATACGCGTAGATTTGCAACACGCGCTGTAGAAGATAATATCGCATCATTGGCAGGCTGAATATCTCCTCTGACTGCGCGCACAGGAAGAGTATACGTTTTACTTCGCACAAGCATTCCATTGATATACACTTCAAGAACCTTACTTCCAACCATCACACCTAAACGAATTGGTTTCCGCACCGGAACATTTGGAATCTGAATTTGTTCAATCACAGTTGTTTGATTTGCACCTTCTCCCTGAACAAGTTGAACGGCTACATTTACATCATTTGTCATCCGATCCAAATACACAATCGTATTAAAGTTTGGTGCAAGGGTTAAAATCGTATCATTATCATTGAATGTACCAGACGGTATAGCCATAAGGTTTCCTCTTGTCAAGAGAACACGTGGAGTATTCGTATTAGATGTAGGGTTATCAATAATAATATCCATCATGTAGGACCAGTTTTCAGTCGCTGCCCCAAGACCAATTTCAGTATCTTTTAATATTTTTACATCAACATCACGCTTCCAATAGACAGTTGCATCATCCATTCCGGGAACGGGTATGAACCCTTTTCCACCAGGTGTTGTGCGGAAGATAGGTGTAATGAGATAATTGACAAGAATAAGAATAAACAACACTATCACAGTTAACATAATGAAATAATACAAGTATTGAATTACTCCAGTGCTTACTCCTGTTTCAGTTGTATAGGAGGCGTCACCATATGACCCATAACTATTTGTCTGACCCAATCCAAACAAACCACCTTTTTGAGACGGCATTCTACACGGTTTGTTGAAAATAACCTAAAGAAAAAACGCTTTCTTCCTCTAAGCAATGTCGTTCATCGCAGCTATGAACTGCCCTGAATTTGTAGATCCTGATGTGGGTGTAGGTGTCAAAGGGAGTGATGTCTATACAGAGACAGGTGTAGGTGATTTACGCGTGACGTTTTACACACAACTCAATCGTGGATGTGCGCGGGACGTATTGGTTGACCATGTGCGACGATTCTTACAAAGCGATACTGCCACACAAACTGACTTTCTTACCATGCTCTTTCAAACGCGTGATATTCGTGGTGGAAAGGGAGAAAAAGATTTGTTTGTGACAATGATGGTGGAAGTGATGCGTCTCCGCCCGCAATGGGTTCCTGTGCTTTGTAAATTGATTCCCGAATATGGTTGTTGGAAGGATATTTGGCGTATCACGGAAGGTCTCTTGGAATTTGAACGAACCAACAAACATTCTGAAAAGTCAGTTGTGCCTTGTATTCGAGCCATCGATGATTGTATCCGAGTGCAATGGGAGGCGGATGTGAAGGCGGAGCATCCGAGTCTCTTGGCGAAATGGCTTCCCCGTGAAGGCAGCAAGTTTTCCACACTTGCCAAGCATTATGCAGATTGTTTATTTCCAGACGTGGCAGAAGAAGATTATGCACGTATGCGCGCCTATCGCAAGGCTGTCGCAGACGTAAATCGTCGGATTGACACAAC